CAAAAACTCAGTAGCTGTTTCGCTTTTTGTAGCCATCCATTAGTTTTGCCAGCCGATCTCGGACCTTAACATTTTTCTTACTCTTATCTTTCATCATCCGAGCCAGCTTTGTGGCATCATTTTGCGGCTTACTGCTTGTCATAATTGCTTTCCCTCGTCGATTGGGGTTTGGATCTGCAGCACGTTTACGCGCAACTAGGCGTTTGCGTTGCTCCGTCGTCAGTGACTGGGCCTTGGCCTTGGGTAGGCACTTCGGTTTACCTTCCTTACTTGAGCGCCCACCACAAGGACCGGCGATCTTGCCCGTTGAAGTGATCCTTACCCAGCTCTCGTTGAACCACTTGCCCAGGTCGTCACCACGAAAGGCACCGCTCATCGAACCGTGCTTTTTCTTGTACAGCCGTTTGTATTGCTGCACCACATACCCGCTTGCATAGGCGGATGGCCATACCTTGAACTTACGCTTGGCTGACGCGACAGCCTGAGCATGCAGTGCCTTGTCGCGAAATTTGCTCACAGCACTTCGTCGAATGCGCGGCCAATAGTGCCGTGGTCAGCTTGCACACCATCCATGTAGGGACCCTTCTTCTTGTCCTTTTTGTGGGCGGAAGGCGGATGGTCAGCTTTCTTCTCGCTGTACTTCCTGTAAGACATATCCTTCAGGCGCTTGCGATACATCTCGTCGCGAGCCTGCTGGTACTTCGTCTTTACTTTGCGACCGTCTGCCTTTTTCTCTTGTGATTCCATGAATTCCTTGTGATTGCGACCAGGCATATAAACGGTTTCACCCGCTTCAGTTGTATGTGAGTGCGATCCTTCGAGCCCCAAAGCCACTCCCGCTTTCTCAGCTTCTGCCTTGCTTCTGTATGTGTAGGAACTGCCGTCCTCGCGTGAATTATGCATCTTTGCCGTAGCTAATGGGCCTTAGGTGCTCGAAAGCCGCAGGGCCTTCATTAAGCTGAACACCCTTGTCTCTAGCGTACCGAAGAACATCACGTCGATGTAATCTACGCTCCCTATCTATTGCTCTGTTTGTTTTGTCAGAGATGTTCCTTTTGTAAGGAGAAAGGCCACAACCACATCTGTAATGACGAGGGAACTTGATGGCATTGCGCCTGAATAGTTTTCCAGCCTGGGCAGCGCAATGCGGACAGACTCTTTCATCTCCTCTGGTGTAGTACCAGAGCAACTCAATACCCTGCTGTGCGTAGTAAGTATTTGCAGCTTCGTATCTGGCTCTGTATGCCTCTGTAAGCAGAATCGTTTCTATCCTTGCCCGCGTTACTTTTAGGCTACGTTTCATAGAGGCTTTCACATCAGATAGTTTCTGATCATCGAATAGCCCCGCCTCAATGGCCCCTGAAATTGAATCTGAAAATGACCGAGCTTGTAATCCTATGTAGCCTCGGGTTCTCGCTGCTGCTTCTACAACTAGTGCTGCTGACACGCCTGCAACAACTGGAGCAGGGACTAGCGAGTTTGATAGCCCTGACGCTAGATCCAGACCTAGCGTCGATGATTTCGTCAAAAGTTTCTCAACAGACTGCTGGATTGGATCTTTCGACGGGTCGAGTGGCAACTCAGGGATCAACTCAAGCAGAGCCTCTTCTCTCGATGCAATCGGAGATAGACCGTTTTGTACTTGAGCAAATACTTGAGGAAGAAGACGATTGAACTCAAGCTCGATCACACCCATGATGGCCAGCAACGCCAACGCCTCTTCTTCCTGCAGTGAGAGGTTGTTATCTTCGATGAACTCTTCCACGGTTAAACCAAATCGTTTTCAAGGAGCGTGTCGTAAAGGATCACGTAGAGTCCTGCCCGCATGTTTTCAAGATTGACTTGCTCTTGCGGATGGCCCCCAGGCCAGGTTTGATAGCACTTTTCGACGCACTGAAGCAGATTGCGAATAGTGCCTACCGTGCAGGAAAAGGTGACCTCAATATCGTCGCCATTTGGCCGGGAATTGGACATGATTCAACAACCTTGGTCCGTAAGTAAATAATCAACCGTTGTTTATCGACTCTCGACAATCTGTCGTCGCGCATGATCCAATAAACACGGGCACTCCAGTCCTTGCATGACATATGCCATTCAGGAGGATTAGCTGTCAGCATTACGCTGAGAATCAGAGAAGAAATCATTTTTGGTTTAGTTTTTCGACTGCTTTTGCGTGAACTTTTTCAGCTTTCTTTATAAGCTTCTGAGCCTTCTTTCTTGAAATACAGCCCTCAGCTTGGGCGTAGTATTTGACCAACTTTTTCATGTGTTTGTCCATACCATCACCATTTAGTTTTTGCTGACCAATACGCCGCTGACATCTTTCCTTTTTTGATGTTCTTGGCATGGCGAGCCATGAAGGACTTACGACGCTTTCGCGCTGCCTCTGACTCGCCCTCAGTCTTTGGGGAGCCCTTCACTCCTTGCTGACCGAAGCGGATCAGCTTGATCTGGTCGCCCTCCTTGGCCAGCACCGCATGTGACTTGGATGGATGCGAGGGTGTTTTTACGGGGGCGTTGTACCCACCGGGGAATCGCATCCCCGCATACTCAATCGCTTTGTCGTAGCGGTCGAAGGTGACCTTCAGGTGGGCGATGTCGGCGTCTTGTAGCTGTTTAATGCCACATACCTCTTCGTCTTCGCAGTAGTGCTTCAGGGCACGGCTGGCGGACCTAGACGAATAGAACCCCATCAGTAGGGGACCAGGCACCATCACCTCGTCCTCCCGCTTCAGGTAGCCCCGATACAGCTTCCGATCGTGTGTCCGACCTCCGATCAAGACAACCGGCTCAGAGTCGTTTCTCTGGCCGTCTGGGTGAACTACAGAGGCTTGGCGGTAGATGCCGTTGCTGGGGCCGACGTGCATCGTCAACCCGTTCATCGACATGATGTCCTCCATGTCCTCCACCAGCTCTTCCTGGGGGTCCTCAACCCTGGCGGCTTCGGCATTGTTCTCTAGGGCCTGGCGCTGTCCCTCGAAGCCCTGAAGTGCGGCCTCATGCTCCAGCTCGCGCTTAGCAATCAGACGGTCTTCTTCCTCTTGGTGGAGCGTGGTGTCGATCTCATAGACCGTTCCGCCGAACCTGCTGGCTCGGACCTCCATAGGAGTGACAACCCCAGCGTTGAGGTAAATCTGATCAGACAGGGCCACCTGTTGACGCAGGTTGGCTTTGTCCGCATCGGACATTGAGTAGTAGGGCGGGAAATGCACCTCGAAAGGAGCAGGCACCTCGCCATTCGTTGGCCCACCCGGCATCTGCATCAGCAGATTGAAGTACTGCGTCAGAGCCCGCTTCAAACTGTGCTGCTGGTAACGCTCAACTGAGCTGGCCCACAGCTTTTGCTCAAACTTGCCTGCCTCGCTCAGACCACCTGCAGGGCTCATCCCAAACAGCACCGGCTTGGGGCAGTCGCTGGCCGCAACCATGTCGTCTAGTAGACGATCGAAGAGATCCTGCGCTCCTCCGAGGCTTCTAGAGGCGAACGACACGGATTCCTCTGAATCGAGTGCCATGCCTCCGTAGACGGATCGGGCCAAAGCGTTCGCTTCAAGACGGGCTTTTAGAGCGTTCTCCTTCCCGGCTGTGATCTTACTGGCGAGCCCAGGTATGGAATGTACAAATAAATCAAGCTCGTTGAGCATTGTTGAGAGGCCATCAGTTGCCCCCCTATATCTCTTCCAAGGCTCGTAAAACGCCTGCAAGCAACTTAGACCCCACCCATCGTTGTTGATCCGCTGCTTCCAGGGCAGGTAGAGCCCGTCAAAGCGGAGAACACGACTGGAATGCACCAACAAATATTGAAGATCATTGTCATTGATGACCGACTTAGACGTTGAAATCCGATATTTCTCAGGTGCCCGGTAATCCAAATAAGAGAAGTTGTCCGGTTTGATCTCTCGCTTGGATAGCGGTACAAGATCAGTAATCTGACGACATCTTCTGGGGTCCAGGGGCTGGTCAGGGCTCAGACCGTCGTCGCAAACCATGAACACCACAGATCCGCCATAGATCCGCTGCAACTTGAGCGCCTCCTCGATAAAGAAGAACGACTCGGTATCAGAGAGATACTTCTCAAAACTGCGAATGATTTGGTCATGACCCTCAAGTTCCTCGCCAAACTTGATCGTCGGTCGCTTAGCTAGGGCTGCCTCAGCGAATACATCTACCACTCGACGACAAAGAGGGTCGAAATACAAAGCCTCAAGCTCTGCATCGGCCATTACACCCTGATTACGTAGCGAGTAATAGGAACTTTTGTCCCTAGAGGTGCCTAAACCTGTAATCGCATTGACTAAAACGCCGTCTTCTCTGAATCCAGAGCTATCTGAAACTTCCGCCAAACTTTGTGGCCAAACTCTTCAAACTAATCGTACCTATTTACACCCAGACGAAGCAGAGCTTTCTTGATATCGTCCGCTTGACCTTGGTAGTAGTTGTGCCAGTCGACCAAGATCTCGACCATATCGTCTAATGCACTGCACACACCGCCTTCCAGCTCCATGTACGCGCATATGTCGTCCTCAAATGCTTGTCTTAGCCTCTCTTCGTAGGCATTTTTCATGACATTACGTTGATATCTAGTCCCATAAAGGGTGGGATGAAGCCCAACAGCCTGAGTAGACCTTCTGTATACAGGCCCAACAGGCTGAACCCCAACATTGCACTGATGATCGAGGAGGTTTTGACATGTCGATCCATGGAATCGTCGATCATGCCCTGGATCTCCTCTACATAGTCCTGGGGCAGCCTGCTCATATCAGTTCTAACCAGTCTGATGTTGGAGTTTCGGCAACCAAACTCAGGGCCAGACCAAGTGCCATGACTGAGTCATCATGACTTCCTTCTCCAGCTTCTCTTCGTCCATTTGCCATCTGTTGGAACATTAACAACTCCTGGTAAAACGGTTCACGGGGCAGCATCAATTCCTCGCGTTCCAACAAGTAAGAAA